CCGCTCCGCCGCTAGCGAAAGCTGCGGCATTCGTGCCTTTTATCTTGCCTCCGCCTATGGTTTTGACGTGGATCGTATGGACCGATGATGTGGGTCTTTTAAGAGCCTCGATCGTCTTTTGCGCTGCTTTAGCATCCGGATCGATCGTATGGATGCTTGAGCTTGGAGCTTGCAGGCTCTTTTTCGCTTCCTGCGCCGCCGCATCGTCTGCGGTTATCTTTATGCTAGCCCCTCCGTTCATTGCGTCTTTTAGCTCGGCGATTTTGGTTTTTACCTCTTCAAAACCCTCGGCACTAAAATCTATCTTACCCTCTGCAGCCCTTTGTTTTAGCGCAATTAGCTCGTTATAGAGCGCCTTTTCACTCTGCAAGCTAGCCTCTACCGCCGCTTTTTCGGCGGCAATATTTGCCATCTTGGCGTCATGAGCAGCAAGATCGGCGTTCTTTTGCATCTCGTTTGCGCTCAAGTTTAACGCCAAAATTTCATTTACCGTATTCTTATAGTCTGAGGCTCTATTGATAGTTTGCGCGTTTTTGCCACTTCCTAGGCTCTTTTGTGCGCCCAAGCTATCGTTGATTTTCGCGGCTTGATCGGCATAGCGTTTGAAGCTTTCCAGATCTTTATTATTGAGCGCCTCTTTGGCTGCGCTAAGTGAGCGGGATAGGGCCAGACGATCGTCGTTAAATTTCGCCTCTTCGCTCATCCCTGCCTGATTTGCCAGGCGGATTTTTTCTGCAGCGCTAAATTCCAAGTTCTCGCGGTTGCGTGCGTATTTCTCCTCTATACCCACTCGCTGCTGCGCCATCTTTTCTAGCTGCGAGTTGTAACTTTGCTCCTTTGCAAGCAGCGTTGCGATCGTGCGGTCATGGCTTTTTATACGCGCATCGGCATCCTTTAAAAACTCGTTTAAAAGCCTTTTATTATCGTTTATAATCGCATTATTTGCCGCCTCGCGCGCATCCACCATAGAGACAAGACCTTGTTTTAGTCGCTCCTCTCACTCGATCTCGTGTTGGACGTCCGCTGCTACGACCTTATCGAGCTTTACCTCTTTTAGCTCCTCAAGGCTTGCTCTAAGTCCCCTAAGTGCTTCGTCTGCGGCGGCTATCCCTTTTGCGGCGGCTTCCGTGCTTAGGTTTTCATTTTTGCCTAGGTTCCATACATTGCCAGTCTTTTGAAGCTCTACGCCTAAATTTGCTAAGCTTGAGCGAAAATCATTGGTATTTTGCGTCGCTTTAAGCATATATGAAGGCAGGTCAAATTTAAGATTTGCGGGGATATAAAATATGTTGTTAAGCGCTTCGGCAAGCTCTCCTAGTCCTCGCGCCGCGGTAGAGAAAACTCCCGCATCCTTTTCTCCGGCAAGCCAGTCGGGCATAGCTATATCGCTTAAAGCGGAGGCTGCTTTTATAAGCGAGCCTATAGAGTTTGCAAGCAGCGCCGCAGCATTAGCGGCAGCCTCGAAGGTATCTTTGTTGAAAATACCGCTTGCGATCTCATTTATGCCCTCGCCGAAGTTCGCCAAAGCCTGCCTAAGCGTCGTATCGTTTGAGAGATATTCGTTTATTTCGGCAAAGGAATTTTTAAGCCCCTCAAATAGCGGCTTCGTAGCCTCTCCTTGCAGCTCCGCCATAGCTGCCTTGTACGAGCTTACCAAAGCTTCAAATTTCGGAGCGCTAAAGGAAGCTTGTTCGCCGAAAATTTTAAGCTTTTCGTTCATCACGTCGAAAAACGAGCCGTTTTCTATCGCAGCCTTTAGACTTTCGGTCTGAAGCCCCAAGGATTTCAAAAACCGCCCGAAGTCGGTATTTGTTTGGATAATGCCTGCACCCACGCTATCTAGCGTCGCTTTTAGGGAGTTTACATCAGCCCCCGAGCTTTGGGCTGCGTATGAGATATTTCGAAATAGCGCGAGAGCCTTTTCTAGACTCATATTTGAGCTAGCGGTAGAGTAAAAGCTCGTAAACATCGCGGCTAGATCGCTGGAGCTGAAATCTAGCTCGCTATCGAGCTTTTTAAGCTCCTCAAGAGCCGCGCTTGCCTTTTGTCCGCTAAGCTTCCATTTCTCGAAAGGATCTAGCTTGCCGCTTTTTTCTGCGACGTTTATCAGGCTTCTTAATCTAGCGTTTAAATTTTCTACGGTGACGTTATTTTCAAGCCCGGCGGCGATAAACTCCCTAACGCCCTGAGTAGCGCTAGATATAACCGAGCTGAGCCCTCGCAGCGAGATTGTCAAATTCGCAAACGCGTCGGATTTAATTCCATCTAACGCGCTTTTTAACGCGCCCGTGCTTTTGCTCGCCTTTTGTGCGGCAGCCTCTACGTCCGATAGCCCCTTTTTGACCTTTTCCGTACCGCCGGTATCTGCTTCGACGCCTATTTTTATTTTTAGATCTGCCATGCGCTTTGCCTTAAATTTTGATATAATATGCTTTCAGGAGACGAGCAAATGGATCTATTCGGTTTTACAGATAAAAACGGCGAAGGTTTGTTTGGTTTTTTAATGTGCCTTGCGATAGCGACGCAGATAAAAGAGTATTTTGCGCGCAAAAAGGCGCAAAAGATTGCCGCAAAAATCGAAGCACAAAAGCGTCTAAGCCGCCCGGAGTTAGCTTTTATATTTAAAAATATAGATAAATTTAGCCGCGAAAAGCGAGCCGAAGTTAGGATTTCGCCTAAAGACGAGCCCTTTGTGCGCGAGCTGTCGCAAAAAAGCGGGATAAGCTTTACGCGGTGCGCGTAAAAATCAAGCTTTAGCAAATTCTTTAAGCCTTTCGATACCGCTTTTTTCACTTTTTCCCTCGCTTATAAATTTTTTAAACGCCCGATCGTCCGCGAAGCGCGCGATCCTAACCGCCGCAGAAATTTCTTTTAGCCCTTGAGCCTCTATCTGCGAAAAGCCCTCTATCGCCTCTTTTGCAAAGCTAAAAGGAAGCTCCCACGCTCTAGCCAAGCCGTGCTTTAGCAGGTAGCAGATCCAATAGGTTATTTTTTTTTACCGCCCTCGTCGCTTGCGGTAAGATCGCCGTAGGTTAGGCGCAAAATCTCCTCGTAAAGCTCATTTGCGGCGCTATAGCCTAGGTTTTCAATCTTATCTGCGCTAAGATCGCAGCACTGCTTTAAAATTTCGGCTATATCGTCGTTTTTGATGATGCCCGATTGAATTTTATAAATTAATCCGATGGATAATTCTCTAATCGTAATGCCGTTTTCCAACGTCTTTTTTTTAAACAGATCCATTCTCACTCCTATTTAACTCGTTTTATAGGGAAATTTAGATCAAAAATGTAGGCGTATAGGCTTTCGCTTATAAAACGCGTCTCGGCGCTTTTTAAAATGACGGCGCGGCTTGCGGCCTCATCTTTTAAAAGCTTGTCGCTAAGCGCCATGATCTCATCTAAAATTCCGTAAATTTCGCAATCTAAAGTGTTGCGCGCTAAAACGATTTGAAACTTCAGGCTAGTTTCGTTCGCGCTGATCCTTTCAAAGCCGCTAAAAATCAGATAATCGCCGTTTTGATCTATAAGCGCCGTATTCGCTACCGCCGTAAGATTTAGCTTAGATTTTAAATACTCCAGCGTCTCTTTCATTTTGGCTCCTCATCATCTCTTAGAGTAAATTTCTCTTTAAAAAAATTTATTGCCAAGTCTAAAATCCCGCTTCCTTTAAACGCTCCTATCCCGCAGATTGCGAGAGCTAGGCGCATATCCTTGGCATAAAAAAACGCGATCTCATAAATGATATAGGCGCTAAAACAGCCGTCGCAAAGCCTCGTAAAAAACGAGCGCAGCGCTACCGCCGGCGATTTTTCGGTTGCGGAGGGCCGCCTAAACCATGCTACTATGCTGCCTGCGACGCCGACGGCACAGACATAAGCTAGATACTCCATTTCTCATGCTTTGCCGTGTGGGCTCAAGCGCCCGGGAGACGCCGTAAGCGCCCCGCTAATGCCTATGCAGCACGACCACGCCAAAAATAGCGCATTCGTATTGCGAATAAAAAGCTCAAGTAGCGCAAAAAGCTCTAAATTGAAAATCACCAAAAGCACCGCGCGCAGTAGATAGAGCAGAACGGGTCTCATTCATTCGCCCCCTGCGTGCAATCTTTTGCGATCTGTTCGCACTTTAGAAAATATGCCATTAGCGCCTTGTGCGCCTCGAAATCCGAGCTTTCGGCGGGGCGTAGCGGCATTTTTAGGTTGCATTTTACGGGGATGAATACCTGCTTTATCTGCGGCTCTTTTGCCCCACAGCCGCCAAGAGCAAAGACGCTAAAAAGCGCTATCAAAAAGCATTTTATACGCTCTAAGCTCACTCTCACAGCCTTTGTCCTTTATATAGATTTTCGAAACGCTCTTTATTTTATCCTCATTCAACCCGCTTGCCCTGATTTGCAGCGACTTTATCGCCGCGTTTTGCAGGCTGAGATTTGCCGCGCAGCTTTGAGCCTCCGCCTGCTTTGAAGCGTAGGCATTATTAAGAGACGAAATTTCAAATTTCAGCTTCGCAATCCATGCTGTGCTTAGCACGCAGACCGCAATTAGAGCGTAACCCAAAGCCCGCACGTTCAAAAAAGGCATAACCCTCTCCTTAAAGAGCGCAAATTTCAAAGAATTGATTCCCAGCCGGACGGGTTTCGTCTTTTAGGATATCGACGCTGAAACTGATAGAAAGCCAATCATCGCCTTTAAGTGCAAAATCTCCGTCCGCTCTTAAGGAGCATTTATAAAAAGTCGCTTTCATCGCGCTTCCCGTCGCCGCCTCGCCGATAAACATCAGCGCGCACTCCAGTTTGCTGTTTTTAAAGGCGCTCATCTTCTCCTTTTGGATACCGGCGCTCAGGCTCAGCGTAACCTCGCCCGAAACGTCCTTTAAAAACTCTACTATACCGCTATTTTCGTGATACTTGTAGTCCTCATCCTTTTTTGGAGCGGTGCCGCCTCCCCCCCCCCCCGGTGCGATAAGCTCGCCGCCTGCGGCTCCCAAATCCACGATATCGCCCGCTTTGGCGTCGGTAATTTTAACGCTTGCCGTCTTGCTGCTCTGCGACGTTTCGCCGAAATAGGCTCTAGCCAAATTCTTGATGGAAATTTCGTCGCTTTTAAAACTCATCGTAGCGCTTTGGCTTTTTACGATCGTTTTATCGATCGCTTGCGTCGCCCCCTCGGTGTTGGTATGCTCGAGCTTCTCAAGCTCGGTCTTTATGCTTACGTCAGAACTTAGCCCGAAGTATTCAAATCTGCCAGTAGGTTTGCCCTCTTTATAGACGTCAATATAGAGTTTACCGCCGCCAAGGGTTACGTAATCGCTACTGCTAGCCATATTTTTCTCCTTTGTTTTAAATTTGATTAAGCTCGCTTTTGCGCTGCCCGCTCTTGATTATCCCGCCGCTGCCGTCGTCATTTTTTATCGCCGCCGCTTCTCTTAGAGCTTCGTTTGCCAGTATCTGATCCAGCTGCGTCGGCTCTATTTTCAGTAGTAGCTTGAGTCGAAACATCGCCAGATCCATTAGCGAGGGTTTCGGAATCGCCTTTCCCTTGCTCAGCGCTCTGGCTTCCTCCATCGCTTGCTTCGCTAGAGCCTCGCTCACTTCCGCCTTGTTGAATAGACTCTGTCTCGCTCTGCTTAGAAATTCCTCGTCCATCTTCTAAAAAATCCTCCGCACAATAATGCATCTTATCTCCTTATTTTCCCGTAGACATATAGGCAAGCTGCCACAATGCGTATCCTGCGTTCATAAAGCTTTTGCAGCCAAATAGTGCAGCGTCTTTCATAAATTTATGGTCGTCGCTGCTCTCAAAGACGCCATCTTTCGCAACTTGAAGCACAAAAGGGCGCACCGGTTTGCCTAGATCCATCAAATACCACTCAGTGCCCGCGATCTCCGGCAAAACGAGCAAACTATAACGCTTAAAAGTAGGGTTTGTTTCGCCTGCGGTTAAATGCTCCTTATTTACTGCAGTAATTGCTGCGGCAAGGTTTTTCGGGCCGCAGATTAGATGTGTCGGACTTACGCCCAGGGCTTGCCCGGTGTCGCCTTTAATGCTGATCATATAGGCTTCCGCAGCTAAAAGATGCGCCGTATCCAGCGCGCCGGTGCCGCTATTTGCATAGGTATCACTACCAGATGCATGGTCGGCGGCAAAAAACGCCTTGCCGTCGTAGCATTTGCCCTTTGTGGAGTCGGCTGCGTTGGCTAGAATTTTCGCCACTAGCGCGCCGCCGAATTTTTTCGCATTGAACGCCATCTGTTCGATCGCAGGTTTATAGAGCCCGACCTTGTCATATTCAAGATGAGTATTTGGCACCGTAACGCTAGCTTCGAAAGGCTGATTTTCTAGCGCATAGCCATAATCCTTGAACTTTTTGATATCTCTATCGCCGACCCACTCTTTCATCATCGGAAAGTTACCCAGCCAAACATATTTCTCGCTTAGATCGTTGCTGTCTATGCGCATAGCAAGAACATCCGCCTCGCTTTTGGTATCGTTGAAGGTCTTTTGAAAGACCGCCTTAAAGCCGATCGATGTCTCTTCAAAATTTGCCATTATTTAATCCCCTTTGCATATTCCTCTTCGCTAAGCCCTAAAAGAGAGGCCACCTTTTTCTGCTCGTCGCTCAAGGAGGACGCGCTATTTTTTTGAAGCTCCTTTTTGCCGAAAAACGCGCCCAAAAGGGAGCTAAGCTTTTGCACCTGTCCGTCTAGCGCCGCAATCTTTTCCACCATTGCGTTACTTTCTTTTGCATTCGCTTCGCTTTCTGCGGCATCGTCTTGCTTTGCGTTTACAGCTTCCGCTTTGTTGCTAGCGGCAAAATTTGCGCTAAGCTCCTCTATTTGCTTGCCTAGGGCGTCTATTTTTGCCGAAAGCTCCGAAATTTCTTTATCCATCTCTTCCTCTCCTTTTGAGTTGATTGCATTATTTAGCAAATTTGGGCGATTTACGAGCCCTACGCTATCAAGCCCGATCACCCGTCTATTCTCTCCCATATCAAAAACGGGGCTTAGGTATCGATACGCCCGCGAGCCGATAAGCTCCTCACCCGTTTTATTTAGGCTTAGGCTAGCGTAAATCCCGCCATCTCTAAGCTCGAAACTATCCTTATCAAACCACCCTAAAGCTGCGCCAAAGCTGTGGTTTTCATCAAGGGCGATATCAAGGGCGTTTTTTTCTATGGAGGCTATCAGTGCGGCGCCGTCAATCCGAAACGCGCGCCCGTCAAGACCTATCACTTCGCCGACCGGCGAAACCTTTACCTTTTCGTCCTGCTTAAAATTTAGCTCTAAAACGCTATTTATGCCTTGTCTCATACTGCCTCCGTCTCGAAATTTGGCGGTATTATACGGACAAACGCCGTTAAAATCACTCTATTTAGGGGCTATCAAGAGTGAAATGGAAAAAATTTCGAGCTAAAATGCGAGATAAAAATATAAGTGTTAACCCGCTTTAGGCGAGCGGAGCAATTCGTCGCGCGCAGCGCAATAACTCGGGCCGCAGGCTCGCACCTTGTAAGCGTGCAGGGGTTAATTGGGGGTTTGGGGGATAAGAAGGGGGCGCCTCGCCATTAGCTCCCTTCTTATCCCCCAAGAATTGCGACACAACTAGGAGAATATTTTGGACATTAAAACCGCACGCGATATGTTTATCAAAGGCTACTCAATCACCGACATCGCTACTGCTTGCGGCGTAAGTCGCCAAAGTATCTATGCCGCCAAGGCTAGAGCAAAAGCCACGGGCGAGGACTGGGATGAGCTAGCGCTTGCAAAAAACAGAGAGCAAAGTAATACCATCAAAAGCGAGCAAGGTTTTATTCTCGCGCTGATAGAAAGCTTCGAGCGGGCGTTTTCACAGATGCAAGAGCTGCCGCCGCAGGAGAGACTCGAAATTTTAAAAAACTATACGCAAACCTATTATAGCCTTAAAGCCCCGCTTAAAACGGATATAAAGGCTCAAATACTAGACGCCGCAAGTCGCGCGATAAATGAGATTGCTGATCTTGCCATGAAGAAAAAATGCGATGCCGTGACAGAGTTTTTAGCTGCGAATGCGGATGAAATTTTAAGACGGGTGCTTAAGCAATGAATGAAGATATCGAAGCACTGCGCATCAAGCTCAAATCCCTAAGGCGCGCCATCGATCCGCAAAGAGACGGCAGGATAAAGACTGCGCGCGCAAGCTTTAAAGAGTGCGTACGGATCTATTTTAGCGCTCACGTACGCCTGCCCGAAACTTCTAAATTTCGAGCAGATTTTTATAAAAATGAGGCGAAGCTAAGCACGAAAAATAGGCATCTGCTCTTTAAAGCTTACAGAGGAGCTGCCAAAACTACCTTGATTTCAAGACTTTGGGTACTCTTTAACACCGCTGTAACCGCACGAAAACGCAACTGCGTAATCATCAGCGCGACGATAAATCTATCCAAAAAGACGATCGAATTTATAAAAAACGAGCTTGAGGAAAACGAGCTTTTGATTAGGGACTTTGGTATCAGCAAGGGCGATAAATGGACGGAGGAGGAGATCGTATTTTATAGCGGCAAGCAGGCGTTTAAAATTTCCGCTTACGGCGCTGGCAAAAAGATCCGCGGCGAAAACTGGCGCGGCTTCCGTCCGGATCTTATCATTTGCGACGATCTGGAAAACGACGAAAACGTCAAAACGAAAGCGCAGCGCGACAAACTTTATGAGTGGTTTGAAAAGGCTATTATGAAGCTGCCAGCCCGCGGCGATAACGCTTATAATATCGTAGTAGTCGGTACTACGCTGCATTATGATAGCCTCTTATTTCGCATCGAAGCAAGGACGGATTTCAAAACTCTATCCTATCCGCTGGTGCGCGCTTTTCCCGCAAACGTAGATGAGCAAAAGTGGGATATGAAAGAGCTGCTGCTCGATGATAACAAGCTGGATAAAGAGCGCATAAAACAGGAGTTTCTAAGCTCCAAAAGTGCCTTTATGAGCGAATATCAAAACGAGCCGCTGAGTAAAGAGGAGGCAAGCTTTAGCGGGTATCAAACTTTTGAGCAGATGCCTCTTTGCGACGCCTATTATATGGGGATTGACCCCGCATTAGGAAAAAGCAAGGGCGATTATTTCGCCGTAGCTACGCTTGGGGCGTATGAGGGCAAATTTTATGCAAGCGTTAAGATGGCAAAAGTAAAGCCCGAGCTTATGATGGATCGCATCATAGCAGCGGCGCTTGAAATTTTACGGCTTAACCGCCCGCTTAAAATCGCGATCGAAACTATTCAGTTTCAGGAGTTTTTTAAGGATATGCTCGACAAAAAAGCCCGCGAACTGGGGCTTTATCTGCCTATCATAGAGCTTAAAAACAGCGTGCCTAAGCAGCTTCGCATAGATAGCCTAACCCCGCCTATAAATAACGGCGTGATCCTAAGCGATAAAAACTCGCTCGTTTTCATAGACGAGCTTGATACCTACCCTAAAAGCGCGCATGATGACGGGCTGGATGCGCTAGAGATGGCATGGCGCATCGCAAAGGTACCGGCGTTTGATTATGCAAGGGCTAGGCAGATAATAAAAGAGCGGAAACGCAAACGCGATATGATAAAAGATATGTTGCAAAGCTGATAAGAACAATGCCGTTTAAACGCTTTTAAAAGCCGTTTAAAAGCGTTTAAATATTTTTGGACGTGTGATTTACCGCCCAAGAGGCTAAAAGCGCTTAAAACGCACGCAAATGAAATTTAAGGATGATGGATGAAAAAACAAGATTTAAGATCGCTCATTAAGCTTTTAAGACCTAAGGGGGCTTATTCCAAGACCGACGTAGCGGGATATGTAGAGCTAAGCCCCTCTAAGATCCGCGCCGCACTGCTTACTAAACAGCAGAATTATCTATTCCCTGCATTTTCGCTCATAATGGATAAGGATAGCGCCGTAGGGGCTGAAATAGAAAAGCGTTTAAGCTCGGTAGAGAATAAATTTTTTACCCACGATCTAGGCGAGGATCAAAACGAAAATATCGAGCAAATCATAAAGGCTGCGGTGAGCGCTAGGATTTTCGGTCTTAGCGTTTTAGAAGTGTATGCGGACGAGGACGCAAATATAAAATTTGACGTAGTAGATAGAATATATATTAATATCGTAGAAAACAAGCCTTATCTGCGGATAGGCTCACGCGATATTGAAGCCAAAGAGCCGTTTTTTATAGTAGTTAGGCAGGAAGATCCGGCATTATTAAAAATTTTATGGCTGGTGTTTGCCAAACATTTCGTGCTTAGCCATTACCTGAAATTCGTGGAATTCTTAGGCGTGCCGCCGCTGATCGGCAATAGCTCAAGCGGAGACGAAAACGTCATCACCCAAATGGCTGAAGCGCTTGAGGGTATCAAAAGCGGCAGTTACGCGGTGCTAGGTCCGAACGACATTATCAAAGTGCTTGAGGGTAGAGGAAGCCAAGCTGATTTTATGGAGTTTGTGCGCTATTGCGACGCAGAGATAGCCAAGGTAATAAACGGCTCGGTGCTTAGCTCGAATGCGAATACCGCACAAAGCGGCAGCTACGCAATGAGCAAAACCCACGAGCAAAACCGCGCCGAGATAGTCGCTGCGGACGTGAAATTCGCAAGCCGCTTAGTCGAGCGAATATATGCGCGTCTTGGCAAAAGGGCAAATCTAAACATTCAAATCGAAAAGGATGTGGATCTGCTCCAGCGCGCACAGATGCTTCAAATTTTGCACGATATGGGATACCGAATGAGCCCTGAAGATATGGCAAAGGAATTTGACCTGCCGCCAAGCGCAAAAGCTACGGACGCGAAAGAGGGCGACGGATCAAACGGGCGCATAGGCGCAGAGAAAAACTCTGCCGGTGCGGCTAAATATCTCACCGAGATAGAGAGGCAAACCGCGCAGCACGATTTTAGCGCCGCAAGCTCGCAAATTTCATCATACGTAAGAAGCGTGGTGGATAAAGCCCAAACCTACGAGCAGGCTTATGAGATACTTGCAAAAAATCCGCTAGGTTTTAAACTCGATGCCCTGGAGGAGGAGCTATTTCGGGTCATAGCAAACGCTGAAATTTTAGGCGCGGACGATCATGAATATTAGCTTTTTTGCTCCGCCGCAGCAGGTTGTAAAGTATATCAAAGACAAACGGCCGCAGCTTCATTTCGACTATGACGAGATTATGTACGAGGCTCATCATCGCGTCTTTACAGTCGCAAAGATCACGCGGCTCGATCTACTGAAAGACATTCAAGATAGCCTAGCCCTTGCCGCACAAAAGGGGCAAGGATTTGATGAATGGAAGCGCGGCATTAAAGATACCCTAGCGCGCAAAGGCTGGCTAGGGGACGTAGCGGTAACTGACCCTAAAACGGGCGAGCAAAAGCAAATTTACGTGGGCGATCGCAGGCTGCGAAATATCTATAACACCAATATGCGAGTAGCCTATGCCGCTGCGCGCTACCAAAGCCAGATGAACTCGGATCTGCCGTATTTTCGTTATGTCGCGGTGCTGGATGATCGCACCAGGGCGAGTCACCGCGCGCTGCACGGGCTGATACTGCCTAAAAACCATCCGTTTTGGGATAAGGGCTATCCGCCAAACGGCTGGAATTGCCGCTGCAAGGTGCAGGCGGTAGATGACGACGATCTGCGGCGAGAGGGCTGGAGCGTAGCTAAGCAAATTCCGCCTACTAAAATCCATCCTGACTGGGCTTATAACGTCGGCAAGACGGACAATTTAGATAAAATTTTAACGGAGAAGTTAGCTAAGCTTAACAAAAGTCGCGCGGTTTCAAAAAGCGTTAAAAAGGCGGTTAAAGATGATTTAAATGACTTTTCGCATAAGCGCGATCTTTATGTTTGGCAGGCCTCGCTACTTGAAGCCGTAAGCGAACTATTGATAAAGAAAAATATAAAGAGCCCCATAAATACCTTTCAAGTAGGAACCCTAAAACCGAATATAGTGAAATTTTATAACGAAACGATGCAAGCCGAGCTAGCAGATATAGGTATAGTCTTAAATAAAGAGAAAATTTTGCACTTTTCGCCCGAACGCAAGAGCAAATACGATCAGGCACTTCGCATAGATGAAATTAAAGAGTTGGTTAAAATTTTAGATAAGACTAAAAGATATTTTTTTGATAAAAAGAGCAAAAAAGATATTTTGATTTTTTGGGATGATGAGCAAGATAAGAGCAAGATTAACAAAGCGGTCATAACACTAGATTACACGATAAAGAAATTTGGAATATCTAATTTAATCGTTACTCTAGGTAAGATAGATAGGAAAGATTTGAGGACATACGATTTAGAGGAAATAAAATAAAGCCGCTTGCGGGAGTCG